TATTATTTATTTTATTATCTGTATTTGTATTATTAAATTTTATATTAATAGTAAATAAAAAAAAATTAAACGAAAAATTTGAAATAAAAAAATAAAAAGAAGTAATGATTAATAATAATAATGAAAAATTATTTAAGATAAGTTTAAATAATATTCCAATTTTAGAAGAAGATTGTTTTAGTAAATGTGATAAAGCAAATTGCATAAAATTAGATCAGTTAAAGAAAAATTTGGATAAATGTTTAAAATGTAATAATACAAAAAATAAATGCTTTGCAAAAAGTGTAATTGGTGGATTATGTAATGATTGCAGTATAGAAGATCCAAAAGATAAACTAAGTTGTTATGATATTGAAAACTATGGATGTTTAAATCCGAATAATTTAGATACCGAAATTGGAGTAAGTCCCTATTATATTCAAATACCAGATGATAATATAAATTCTCCATACAATAAAAAATGCGTATTTTGTTGGAACATATTAAATGAATTATAAAGTGTATATAAAAAAATCTAAACCTATTATATTTATATGATATTTTCTATAAATATTTATTACAATGATTTTATAAAAAATATTAATATTGACACAAGTAGTAAAATTGGAAATATTCAAGAATCTCTTTTAAATTATTGCTCTATAATGATATATAATATAGAAAAAACTGAAATTTTATTAAAAGATAATTCAAAATATATTCTTGGAACTAGTGATCTACCTTTTCATGAAAAATTAGAAGAAAAAATAGAGAATTATGAAAATATTGATAAAATTATTATTTATGATAGAGAAAGGGATGAAAATGGCAATGTAAAAAAAAATAATATTATAATTGACAATTATAATAAATGGTATCAAGATGAAGAGAGTCAAAATTTTATAAGATATTCTTCTGAAAATAATTCACAAATTATTCGATTTCCGTTAATTTCTGTTGTTGATAATATTTTTAGATTACCTATGACAAATCAAGTTTTAAATTCTTTCTCTTTTAATTATATTAATGATCAAGAAAATCAATACAATGAAGAAAACAATGAAGAAAACAATGAAGAAAACAATGAAGAAAATCCAATTGTTTTGCCTGAAATACAGCAGCCAATAAATTCTAATATTGAAAATTTATTTTCAGATAATAATAGTCTAAATAATTTTATTGATATTATTGAAAGTTATTTAGAAAATTATAATGAAAATGAAATAATAAATTTACCTTATTTAATTCCTAATCAGCAATTAGTTCCTCCACAAGAAGATATCATAATAGCATTAGATGAAGAAGAATTTAATAAAGAAGTTGAAATCATACATTTTAATAATTTAGAATGCACTGAATGTTCTGTTTGTTTAGAAAATTTTAATGAAGAACATCAAATTATAAAAATAAAATGTAATCATACTTTTCACGATCAATGTATAAAGCAATGGCTTTGTAATGAAAGTAATAAATGCCCAATTTGTAGAATAGAAATAGGAAAAGGAATTCCTAAAAATATATAATTTTTTTTGCAAAAAAATTATAATAAATTTAAAAAAATGATTTAAATTATGTTTATTAACAACTTAAATAGATATCAATATATATATTTATACTATGAGCAATTTAGATATTTTTTCTACATTTATTGAAAATATTAAAAATATAAGAACAAAAGAATTTGAAATTGAAAATATAGAAATAACAAATAAAATAATTGAAAAGAAACCTTTAAATGAAAATTTAAAAGAATTTAGAGATTATCAATCTTTAATTAAAAAAAAGGCATTACTTGAAAAACAGAAACCAGGAAATTATTCTAAAAAGGAGTATGAAGTTAGTTCAAATAATATTGATATTCTAGAAGATGATATATTTAAGAATAATGATAATGATTCAAATGAAGTAGTTGAAAAAAAAGATTTTTTTACAATGGATCGCGAAATTAAAATAAATTTAATAAAAGAATATATTAATAGAAAAAATATTATTTTAGAAGAATCTGATTTAGAAAAAATATATAATATAATTGATGATCCAAATATTATTTTAAAAAAATATTTTAGTTTTTCGCAAATTTATCATCAATTAACAAAAATAAGTTTTATTAAAAAACTAGAAAATGGCAGCTATATAATTAATTTAGATGAGAATAAATCAAAGAAGGTAAAAAAATATTTTATTTAATAATTATTAAGTAAATAAATATCTTAAATAAAAATCATAAAAATTTATAAATATAATATTATATATCTATAGATGAATAATAATATTTTAATTTATGTTATCATAATAATTATTTTAATAATAATTACAATAATTTTTTTTACATATAATAATAAAACTATACCATTTGAAAAATTTTTCCAAAAGGATAATATTCCAGAATTTGTTAAAAATTATGAAGAGATTAATAATAACGCACCACCAGATTATTCAGTTGAAAATATTACGGAATATAATTTCAATAGATTATTTGAAAAAGTAGCATTAATTAATAAAAATAAAATAAATCTTGAAAGTAAATCAAATTATAATTTTTATACTCAATCAACAACTGATGATAAATTAAGAATGGATTTAGATATTGTGTCTAAGTTTGTCTTAAAAACTATTAATAATGATGGATATTATAATTTTGCAAAAACAAATTTCGGAGATGTTAAAGTGTGGGTCGATAAAAAAGGGAATGAAGAAATCAGCTATGAAATTTTCTTATGGGACATGAAAAATTATTTTGAAATAAAATTATTAGTTTCTGTTGTAAAATTTGTTGAAGAACAAGAGGCTACATTATTTGGAATACGTGAAAGTCCATATATAACTCCTTATTATAATATTGGATATCCATTTAAAGATCAAATTATTCCTTTACCAACAGATATTATTACTACTGAACATGCCGCTAGTAGTCTCTCAAGTATTAAACCTAATATTCCGGCAAAAATTAAATTATTATATATAAATGAGATTCAAGTTCAAAATTCTACTTTAATAGTGGATTATCAAAAAAATAAATATCCTTTTCGAAAATTAACAGTTAATGAAGATGGATTTTCAGGAATTACTGATATGTCATTGGAATATATTAAAATTAAAGGAGATAAAAATCCATATTTAGAAAAAGGAACTCAATATAATCAATGGCCAACTTTAGATGAACAGCCTAAATGGATGGGACAATTCCCAAGCAAAGCACCGCCACAATTATGGGATGATGATAGTATCTACTATTATGGAAAACCAGAGAAAGAAGAAATTAAATATACACCCACTGAATCACAATCACCTTTTGATGATAAAAGGTTATGTGATGTATATGAACCAGGAACGCGTTGGTCATCAGATAAAGAGGAATTACAAGGTCAGTTTTGGCCATCTAATTATGCTGTACCAAGGAATTGTGGAGAAAACGAGTGGTTATTCGATTTATCCAGAAATAATCCAGGTAATAATACCAATGTTGGCGGTGGTAAAAGGTAATTTTTTTGTAATTCATTTATTTTTTCCATTTATTTTTTATATTTATTTTTCCATTTTTTATTTTTCTTATTATTTAAAATAATAATTATATAATTTATATATAATTTTTGTTTCAGTAAAATGAAACAAAAAAAGGGTTTTACCCGAAAATCAAGAAAAAGCACAAGTACAAGCATAAAAACAAGAAAAATAAAAAATAAACCTCAAAAAAAAATTAAGCATCAGAAAGTAATAAAAAATAAAGGTAGTAATGCAGGAGGTAAAAATACAAATTTGTATGGAAAAAGATTCGAAGACCTTACAAATAATGAATTGATTTTATTAAATAAAGGTTTTGAAAAGATAAAAATAAATAATACTAAATATGGTTATTATTTATCTAAAAAATTCAAAGATAAAGAAATAATTTTTATTATGCAAAATGGATTAAAATTATATATTAAAGATAATTATGACATTGATTTATTTAGGTGCCCTGATGAAGCTTATATTATAAAATATAATGATATAAATAAAAGACCAATTATAAAAATATTAGAAAAAAAAGAGCAAAATGTAGATGGGTCAGTTGAAACAAAATTATGGTGTGGTCCCTCTTTAAAACGTGAATATGAAATTATATTGGAGGATAAATTTGACGTTGATTATGCATTTTGTTTAAATTCCTATTTTAAAGAAAAACTAGGTTCATCAATAAAAAAATATAATATTTTAGAGCAAATTATGAAAGAGAATTATATAGATATTTTATATGGGGAACATAAAAATTATTTTAATGATCTTTATAAATGGATCAGTATATGAAAATAAAATAAATAAACTAAAATAAATAAACTAAATAAACTAAAATATTTAATACTTAAAAATAACATTTATTATTATTTTTAATTATAACCAATGAATACAATAACACTAAATAAACTTCCTGAAATTCTAATAAAAAGTATCCTACTTTATTTAGATGTATCTAATTTGACAAATATTAAAATCAATAAATTGTTTAATAATGAAAGTAATGAAGTTACAAAATTCATTGCTGAATATTTATTAAAAAACCAACAAAATAAAGCTGACTTTATTGAACTCAATGATGAATCTAAAGAAATAAATTATTTAAAAATATTATTTGAAATAACTGAAAGTCAAAATGAAATACTTTTGATGGGTTGTTCAAATGGAATAGAATGCAATGAAGTATCAAAAATGATTATAAATAAAGATGGATCTATCAATTATGAAGAATATATTCCTAATCTTCATAAAAGATTTTTTCAATCTACTATTTATCATAAAGGCTCTATTTTTTCATTTGGATCAAGCAGCATAGGTTCATTACAAAGAGTTGCGCGACGTTCTACTGAAAAAATTAATAAAATAACAAAAGAGCAAGAATTTATGACAAACTTGCCAAATAGTTTTCATTATGGATGCGTTGGTATTTTGCATGATAAAATTTATGCAATAAGTTGTACTCGCAATGTATATGTCCTAGATAATATTCAAAATATTTGGAAAAAACAAAAAGAGAAGACAAATTATGCAAGGCATGAAGGATTTGTAATTAATTTTCAAAATAAATTATATTTATGTGGTGGTGATAGTTCAAATCGAAGTGTAGAAGTATTTGATCCTTTATTAGGATATTGGTGTATTGATAGTGTTATAAAATATCAAAAATGGGGCAATACTCTTCTAGAATATAAAAATGAATTATATACAATTGGTTGTAACTTAATTCAAGGAAACAATTATATGGTTATTGAAAAAAGAGATAATAAAAATAAAAAATGGACATGTATAACTAAATTATATGAAGACCGAGGTGGATGTGGAATATTTTTAGCTGGCTCTAAGATATATTTAATAGGTGGTAAATCTAATCAAAATACTTTTAATTTTTATGATATTGAAATTGATATTTGGGCATCTGAATATCAACCTAATACAATGCGCAAATTAAATCGTGATTTTTTATATTCTAATGCAGTAAATATTACACCAAATTATGAAAAAATATGGACTAATTTATCTTTTTAATAAAATTAATCATAAATATAATTTTAAATTTTAATTTAAAAAATAATTATTAATTTAATATATTAAATTTAGATAAATTAAATTAAAAAATAATAATATGTGGGTAGAAAGTATTTTTATTTATACATCTATATATTTACTTATATTTTCTTTTATTTCAATAAATGAGAATATATATTTAAGTTTAGGTATAATATTATTTATATTATATGCAATAAATTAATGATTGTTTATTTCCAAGTGCCATAATGATTATGTTTAGCATAATCGCCAAAATGTTGATCTTTATTATAATGTAATATATGAACTTCTTCCTTCTTACAATATTCTATATAACAGTTAGTTACAAAATCAGGGCCTGTTGTTGTATAAACAAAATTATGAGTTTTATCGTATTCATATCTACAAACATAATCATCTATATTATTATGAATAGTGTCAATTAATAATTTTACAAAATCATTTTCAGGTTTTGCACCAAAAGCATATTGTCCTACTAAAAATTTAATTTTAGGTGAATTATTTTTGCATAAATCTTTAATTCGTTTTCTTTTACATGAATATTCAGATAAATTTTGATCAACAGGAAAAATTGAATCATAATATAATAGTGGATCTAATGATTTGAAACAACTCATATCAAGATCAAAATAAAATCCACCATAATGATAAATTGCAATATAACGAAAGTAATCTATTTGTTGAATTTTAACAGGCAATTTAGAATAAGATTTAAAATAATCCGGATAAAACTTTTTCAAAAAGAATTCTATATCTTCATCTGTAAAAAATAAATATTGGTAATTTGGATTAAATTTTTTAATAGATTGAATATCTGCTTTATATTTTTTTGGAATAATATTTGTTTTCCATGTTTGAATAATAATTTTAGGAATTTGATTATTTTCAAAGTTTTCATATTTAACAATTTTAAATTTCAAATTATTATTTATTATATAAAGAATAAAGTATATAATAATAAAAATAATAATTGCAAGAATTATATTTCTCATATAAGTATTATTTAGATTTTTTTATTGTTTTATTTATTTTAAAATAAATAAAACAATAATTTTATAATTTATTTAAGAATATTATTTCAAAAATTTTATAAAAATTAAATGATTGTAAAAAAAGAACAGTCAGTATTTAATGGCATTTCATTATCAGTATATTCAGTTTCAGAATCATCTGATGAAGATTCATTTTTATCAACGGTTTTTGTTAAAAATTCTTTAATATCAATAGGGGTATCTAAACAGATAAAATCCTTTATTTTTTTTTGATTTTTGTTGTCAGATTCTTTTTTGATACTTCTTTTTTTAGGATGTTTCTCTTCTTTTTCACTTTTTTTTGCCAATTTAATGTCATTTAATTCTTCTTTTAATTTATCTATACCAAGAGCTCTATATTTTAATACATAATCCCAAAAAATACCCAATTCAAATTGCGCTTTATTAAACCATTCTTGATTACGATATATTGGCACACAAGAAATAATTTCTAAATACCAATATGAAAACGAATAAAAACGCAAATCGTCATTTTGGGTTTGTTCAATAATCTCAATTTTCCATTTTTCCATATTTACACCTAAGACACATACAGGTGCATATTTATAAATATATTTTTTTTCTGATTTTTTATAAAATTCGGCAATGATTCCTTTTTCATTTCCAAATTTATTTAGCTTATTATCATTTTCATAAGAATCATTTAAATACATAGTTTCATCTTCATATTCTTTAAAATTACATTCTAAAAAATCACAGCGATCTAGCTCGCAAACTTCTAATTGTCCCTGAACTTGACACCAATAATAAGCTGGTGGAATTCCAGTTATTTCACGTGATGTTGGACATTTGATTTCCAACATAACACCGTCTTCAGTAATTCCATCAGGGGATGCACCTAAAAATGATATATTAGGATGCTTTAAACAACCAAATTCTAGTACTTTCAAATTATTTCTATATTCATATACAGAAACAGCAACGTCTTCATATTTATTTCCCCAATTCATTGCATCAAGCGCGCGTTGTGGGAAAAATGTTTCTTCTCCGCATTTTTTAAGTAGTACTGATTCCGGTTTTGCATAATGGTTATCTCCTAGAATTGTTCCCCAATCACTTGCTGTTAGTAAATTTTCACGCATTTCATACCACTCTTTTGATTTTTGTTCGGGTTGAAATATTTTTTTTAAAACTTGAACTTGGTTACGTAAATATTCTGCTTTTAATGGTGTTGGCTTAGGCAAATCTTTATGATAATGAAATTTTAATGACATTTTAAAAATATTCAATATTATAATATCTGTTTATATAAATATTGATGGATTAATAGATATATTTAGGTATATAGAGTTATATATACTGATAAATATTAACTTTAAATTGATTTATTGTTTTTCATATTTTAATTTTTTATCAATAATTTTGATAAAAATTATATACATTTGATAAAATTATATACATTTAAAAATAAATTATCATAAATAAATATGTCAATCGAAAATAAATGCCATGTAATTGATTACTTAATATTATTAAAATTAATGACAAAAAAATATGATTTTGGCCATAATTTTTACAAAAATTGGGTCACCTATTTATTACCAATTGTAAATAAAAATTCTTTTATGATGACTGATAATAATTGTTATTCAAATATTTATACTTTTAGGTCTTTATTACAAATTTATAATATATCTAATATCAATAATTTAATGTTAAAATATCCTAAATATACATGTGTGCGAGTGACACATAATAAAGAAACAGTAAATGATGTAGCAATATTAAAAATAAGGATAACAATGATTGTCTTCCCATATATTGGACTAAATGAATATTATGAATATGAAATACCAATAAGTTATTTATCATTGATTGAAAATTCAATGAATGATTTTTATTTATATAATAATTTTAAATCTTTATGCGTATCTATTTATAATGAAAGCAACGGGTTTTTTATGATAGATTATGTATTTTCTGATCAATCAAAGAAAAGAATTTTATTTGAATTATTTAAAAAAATAATTTTAAGATTATTGAAAATTAAATTCTAATATGTTACATAGATGGAGTCTGCTATTGA